CACGCAGGTCAGCACCATACAGGTCAGCACCATACAGGTTAGCACCATACAGGTCAGCATCACGCAGGTTAGCATCAACAAGTGCCTCTTTAATAGTTGGCTTTTCAGACTCGTATAATACAGAGCCATCAAACCATTTTAATATTTTAATCTTTGCTTCTATCTTTTTTATCATTTCAATCCTTTCTTTCTGCTATCAGTATAGCACACTTTACGTTATATTTCAAGTATATAATGACTTTATTATTTTACTTAGTCTTACGGCCGATGGTGTATCATAGTATGTAAAATTGATAGCATTGACTCGTTTAGGTGATATTGTTATATCTAACATCAGTACTTCATTGCCGTATATCCTACTGTACACTTTATAATGCCCGTCTCTTATCCGTCCTACATCAGTCCAGTCTCCTTTTGCGTTAGAGTGGCGATATGGCGTTAGAGTTTCTATTGCCTTTGATACTTGGTTATAATTGCCTGCTCTCTTAGCCATACTAATTCCTTCCTAATACGGTAAATCCGTAGTGTCGATTAGATAATGTCTTACTGTCTTAAAATCGTGACCTACCCACCTTACATCTGGCACAGAAACGAAAACTCTAGTGTTAGGTAGATGCTCAACTTCTATAGTTCTTTCAATACTACAATGTTCTTTACAATCTCCACAAACTCCCTCGTTACCTGTACAGCTAGGGTTTATAACGTTAGCGCTGCAACAGTTACTCATTTCATTCATGATAATCTTCTCTGTAGCTCAGCCTCTAGTGCTAGTAATCTGTTGAGTTTTATACCCTCACCATTAGTCAATTTGCTTAGTACATGGATAAGCTCACCATATAGTGCCTCATATTCCATTTCTAATTGCACCCGTGTACTATACATCAATGCTTCAGACATTTTCACCGTCCTCCCTCATAGCCTTGCGTAGTTCGTCAGCTCGCTCTTGGCGGCGTTCGGCGGCATCTTCTTCTCGTTCCATATTCTCCACTTGGTCGATAGGTTCGGCCTCGCTAGCTTGGTCTGATGAATAACTATCAAACATTATAGTGAGTCCTCGTCTTCGTTCAATACGTCCTGGATATCTTGCTCAAAGTTTGCGGCATTAATTCTCCGTAGTCTAGTTATAACTGCCTGGACGTTAGCCGTAGTAGGCTTAACACCTCCGCTTTTAATAAGTCTTGCAATAGTTAGCTTGTTATCTTCTGTAAATAATGTTATCATTTCATACTCTTTTCTCTGACTGATAGTCGAGTAGTCTCAACCTGTAGCCAGCTCTTAAATGATTTATATGGTCGAGTGAGCATTAATTTATAGCGATACATATTCCTCCTTATACCGCCATCGCTACTAGAGACAAACACACGGCCAAGAATAGTACGATATAACATACTAATTCTACACCACGTTTTGCTATATTAGCAAGGGTTCGTTTATTTTGCTTATGATTTATATGATTTTGGTACATTTTTTATGTCCTTTTTTTTATTTTATAACAATCAATCAGTGCATGGAGCTAGTAGTAGTTGAAATGTTCACGTTCTTCATCTCGTATTTCACCTTTACGACAGGTCTTACTACTAGCTGACTATATAAGCGTTACCAGTCCCGACAAGTCGGTTCATCGTTTAGCTACGCTTAACTTATATAGCCATGAAGTCAACACAAGGATTGCGAGGCTACTCTACGAATAACTCCTTGTGTTGCCATGTACTGATTGATTGTTAAGGTGGTAAGGATAGCAATCTGTCAAGGCTTCAATGATTACTTTGTCCTTCGTTTTCTATCCTTACCTGTATTAATAATAGCACACTTTTTTATAAAATACAACCCTATTTTTTATACTAATTCCCTTGTAAGAGTAAAAACCCCTACTAATTCCCTTGTTTTAAGCGCTAACGCTATCAATAAGGTATAAGGTTATTAAGCAATTACGAGTTGTGCTTAATATAAAGGTGCTAGTGCGATATAATCACACCGCAAGCGATAGCGTATAGCTACCGCAAGCGCTATAATTAAAGGCTATCTACATAGTACAAGCTATAACGACTAGTACTATAGTCTGTATCGCCGTGCTTAGCAGTCTTAAGCCACTTTTTAACGTGGGCGATATCATTATCATCTAGACCATAAGACTTTAACCATTGATTAAAATAACGGCTAGTGGTTACGCTGTAGTTATAGTTGCTGCTAATAGTGAACATGCCGCTTCTATTTTTAGCTATTGCCGTCTGATAGCTTTGGAATGTCTCCACGCCGTCAACGTCTATAACGAACTGGTTCTTTACGGGTTCACCGCTTCTAGGACTTGTCAAGTTTTTTACTGTTGTACTCATATTGTTACCCCTTTTTATGATAAGACTAACGCTTATCTTACTTTAAGTATGCGCCTTTTATACTGATTATGCTAGTCTTTTTATTAATTTTGTTTATGTTCTAACTAGCTTATGTATAAGAATATCACACGGGACGGCCTGTTATAATGCTTAACTGCTATGAACTGTTTATGTTGGTTATTCATGTAGTAATTATAGCACAAGCGTTATAATAAGTCAAGCGCCCCTGTTATGGGCTTATATAAGTAAATAGGATATAATCAAAAAAGACGGCTCTATGTCCGTCTTTTAGTCTTTTCTTTAGTGTCGTAAAATACGTTTTACAGGGGTAACAAAATAGCCCACCTTTTATATGGGCTATTCTTTAGCTATTCCAAGCTATTTTAACTCGGGCTAGTTCTAGTTGTAACCAGTTCATGGTAAACTCCTTTTTATTATCTAGTGCAGGTTACAAGCGATGTTATGCGGTTATTATTTAGTTATTAATTATTTAACTATATTCTGCTCTTTGATAGCCTTATAGATCTTGTCTGCTATCCTTTGGTAAAAGCGGTTTTGTGGGTCACTCTTTGGGGCGTCTGGATTTTGAACCCATTGCCAATCGTCAAAGATGTTTGCGATTGTTCTTGCTTGTTCTATTGTTAGCTTTACTGTGATGTATTTCATTATAACACCGTCCATTGTACTATTCTAATGCCTATGATTAACATGATTAGTTGCATTACTTTACGCCTTTTGTGGCTAGTCTTACTATGTCGATAATCGCACCTATTCCTATAAGAATATAGACGCTTATAAACATAAATATAAATGTTGTCATTGTTGCTCATTTCTCGCTAACACCGCTCGTAGTCTGTACTAGATTGTCAATGTTCGATATAGTGTCCTATATCCTACTTATGAGTATACTCGCTTTTATCAATAAACACAAGTACTTTTTTAATAATTAAGTTATACACTTATTGTTCTAATTCTGTTCTATTATCCTACGCTTGGCATAACCTATTAAAGAGACTTTTAATGTTAGCAGGTCTATTGTAGCTACTATATAAGGGCTTATAACATACATAGTCATATACTGTTCAGTGGTCTTATAGTACGTTTAGACTTGTATAACCCTTCTCACGTGTATTGTGCGACATTAGAATATAAGTGATTAGTTGACTTATAACCCATCTATTCGATTAATCTTTAATGTCGTAAAATATCAATCAACAGAGGTGGATATATAATCATTAGCCATAAGACCCTATGACATGAGACAATAGGGAGTTCATAAGTACCTGTAATCGTTACCCCTATAGCACCCGCTTTTGTGTTTTTAGCTTTGTAAGGTGGTACTAATCAGTCTAACAAGGGGTGAGCGCCAAAAAAATTATAGTACAACAGAGTGTTAGCGTACAAAAAAAATTAGTCTAACAGAGTGAGAGTGCCCAAAAAAATTTAGTATAGTGATGGTAGTGCCCACAAAAAAATAATATGATAGGTCATTCCTATATAGAAAATTATAGGACATATACCACAAAAAAATTTATACGCTTTTATAGCCACCCCTGTTATGATTTATTAATATGTTATAATATGTTTTCTGTCTAACAGTAGTCATGGTGCCAGGAATCACGGCTTTTAATAAAATAGAGTTATAAAATTGGAATATGTTGTCAAGTTTATGTTATAATATTATTCTACAGAGGTCAGTGTCTTTAAACATGTATCAGTCCCACCATGAACCGAACCTTTTAGCGAATAGTTCCATAGCTTCTCTACTGCCGTTGTCATAGTTCTTTAAACTTTCTGATATAAAGTCTATTTCTTTATTCCTTAGTTTCTGAGCTTTATTAATAGTAGATGTTTTTATCTCATAACTCATCTTTGGTTTTGGGTCTAATTCTCTTATGTATTCCATAGGTATTCCTATACCATCTTTTAGTTTAGGTAGGACATCAGATATTAGTTCAGCAATATGGTAATCAAAGGAATACCAGTAAGTTTCGTCGTACCCGTATAATCCTCTCTGTACAAAGTACTTAACTTCCCTTGTAATATGCTTAGGGCTTAGTAGTCCCATTATACGGTACTTTAGTCTCATTCCTTGTAATGTATCTATCTTAGACATTATACCCTTTCTATTATCTTCTAATACTAGCACGGATTGATTATAAAGTCAATACCTTTATTAACAGAGTTATCCACATAATGATTATAAAAAGAGGGTTGACTTTTAAAACAATGGATGCTAGTATTCATACAACTAGTGAATCTCCAGATTAATTAGCCACAAAAGAAAAGAGCCCTTTTGGGACTCTTCCGTAAACTTCCAGATTCATGTCTATACTGACATACATCGTATATTAAGTCAAGCGTCTTTTGTACATTCTTTTACAAAACTGTTCGGAGCCAGATTAAAACTCCTTAGAACGAATTGCAAGTAGCGCTAAATCTAGGCTCTGATATACTGACCCCTCAACGTCAACCTAGTCTCTGCGGTGTTTACAAGCGTTCGGATGTTACTACCTAGTAGGTCGGGAAGCCAAAAGGTCTTAAGTAATAAGTAAAAGTTTATACCACTTGTTTCTCTTTAGCACGGGAAGGGGGTCCTAGTACCCTAAGATAGTTGCAATATTATTGGTAAGATGATAGGGTAATATGATAAGGAGTTATTATGGCAATTAAGAAAACTGGTACATTCAAAGGAAAGAGTAATAAGTTAGGTGGCGGTGGGCGATTCGCTCAGGTAATTGCTAAGATGCCAAAGGGTATGCTACTAAAAGAAAAGAAAGCTATTGCTGCTATTCAAGGACGTAAGAAATATGGTGCTAAAAAAATGACAAGTATGGCAACAGCTGGAAAAAAGAGGGCAAAAAAGTGAAGACAAATTCAAAAGATATGGCAATGGCAATGGGTGTCTCAGATATGAAACCTATACTACATCTTAGTGATAAAGAACTGAAAAGCATTAACAGTTATAAGATTGACCAAGAGGTTACTCTAGAGATTAAAGCTAAAGTTAGTTCAATCAATAAGAGCCAATTTAACCAAGGTAAATTAAGCGCTGAGTTCACGATTGAATCAGTAGAAGATGAAACTGCAACAGAAGCAGGCGAAGACGCAAAAGACACAACCGAAGGAGAATAAATGGACCTAGATAGGGCTATAGAGCAAGCAGGGATAGTAGGGTTAGCTAAAGTAGCAGAGCGGTGTAAGACCGATTTGTTTTTTTTGTGTAAATATATTTTACATTATACACTACTGGAAGAGCACACTCATAGGGATATCTGTGAGATTACAAAAACTGTTTTGCCAGGATTCAACCCAGAGGTTAAGATAAACTTTACACCTACTGTTAGATATGTTGGCGAGAGAGTAGATGAAGTACTATCTGACCAGTTCGACCCATATAGGAATAAACTTCTTATCTTAATGCCACGTGGTTCACTTAAAAGTAGCATCATAACAATTGGTCTAACTCTACAGTATATTCTAAACGACCCCAATGCTCGTATCTTAATAGATTCTGAGACCTACGGAAAGGCTAAGAACTTCTTAGCGGAAGTTAAAGGGCACCTAGAGGGCAACAAAGAGTTCAGGGCGGTATTCAAACATATCTATGGTAAATTCCCCGACTCTAATAAGAAAGATTCTTCAATTAGGTGGACGGATGCCGCAGTGGATTTATCTTGTAGGACTAAGATAACTAAAGAATCATCAATCTCATGTTCTGGTGTGGACCGTTCGATTAATGGTATGCACTTTGACTTAATCATAGAAGATGACCTTCACTCCGAGAAGAACGTTACTAACAAAGAGCAAATCCAACAAGTTATAAACCATAGGCAGTTGGCTAATTCTCTCTTGGAACCTGGGCATCCTAAAGTCACGCTTGGTACGAGGTGGGACTTCCAAGATGCCTATAATGATATCTTAACTCGCCAGAGGTCATCGTATAATATTATGGTACGTAAGGCCGTAGAAGATGATGGTTCATTATTCTTCCCTGAGAGACTAACACAAAAGTTCTTAGACGAGCAAAGGCGAGACCAGGGTGCTAGTATCTTTAGTATGCAGTACATGAATAATCCTATTGACGATGCTACTGCTACCTTCAAACATTCGTACTTTAAGAAGATTCAATGGGACTTAGTAAAAGATAAACCTATTAACTGGTGTGTTGCGATTGACCCTAGTATGGAAGGCCCCTACTCGGATTATGCAGCTTTTGTATTAGCAGGATTAGACGCTGACGGGAACCTATATGTCAGGAATATCCATCGCTCTAAAATGAACTATGCTGGTATCATAACTCTTATGTTTGACTGGAACCAAAGGTACTCTCCTAGGCGTATGGCGCTAGAGACTATTGCAACTCAGAGCAATATAAGTTATATGTTAAATGCAGAACAAAAACAACGTGGTATCTGGCTTCCAGTCAAGGAAATCAAATCTCGTTCTAGTTCTAAAGAGTCCAGAATTAGGTCTCTAGCCCCTTATTATGAGTATGGCAAAGTCTTCCATGTAGAAGAATGTAGCCAATTAGAAGACTTGGAATATGAGTTGACCCATTTCCCAAAAGGTGCAAACGATGACATAATAGATGCACTAGCAACTATTCTAGAAATCGCTACTCCACCATCCAGAAATAAGCGTCATAACGATAAAGAGAAGAAACGAACATCATTTAAGCCACGTAGTTTGGTAACAGGAATATAATGAAAACATATAGCCCAGGAAAAGCAGATAGAGAAGCACGACGTAGAATCTACGATAGATTCCAGATAATGCGTGACGACTCTATTCGTCGAGAAGAAGAGAAGTTCTGGGAAGATGGCGATAAAGCCTATATGCAGTGGATGCCCGACCGAGAAGAAGGTGACTGGCGTTCTCACTTGATATTGCCTGATGCTTTTGCAGCTATTCAATCTAGTGCTCAAGAGATTATTGAGCGTAGAAGCCGACCTAACCTTGAGCAGGTAGAATCATCTGACCTTGCTAAAGAGCAATTCTGTAACGATATCCTTAAACACTCGATGGACCGTACTGGTTATGACTTTGAGACTTACCAGGCCAAGAACTGTGCCGCTATTAGGGGTACAGCTTTTGTTAGGGAGCGATACCGATACGAGAAGCGAACAGTCCAGGACCCAGACTCTCTTGATAAAGACGGGAACATTGTTTATAAGAAACGAGAAATCGTAGACTATGATGATACTATAACTGAGTTCGTAGATAATCATATGAACTATATCGACCCAGGCGCTCGAAAAATGGAAGATGCTAGGGATGATATTGAGCGTGAAGTATTAGATATTAAGACATTTAAGTTACGATACGGCAAAAAATCAGGCTTTAAGAACGTGGACCTAGTTCAAGCTGCTGGTCAACTTAATAACTACTTGCTATTCTTTAAACAGGCTATTGACGTATCAGATGATGAAGTAGAAATCCTCCACTACACCAACAAAGAGACTGACTCTTACGATGTCCTAGCTAACAATGTTCTCGTTAGAATGGGACCAATTCCTTTCAAGCACAAAGAACTTAACATCTCTATCTACCGACACTATATGATTCCAGGCCGTATCTACGGTATGGGTATTCCACGAGTTATCTTCTCTCTAACAGAAGAACGTGCTACTCTACGACGACTGCGCCTAGATAATAAGAACCTTGATAGTAATAAGGTATTCTTAGCTAATGACCTAGTAGATATAGACGAAGAAGACCTAAGAAGTGCCCCTAACCATGTTGTTCAGGTAAATACTAACGGTATGAGCCTAGACCAAGTTATTAAAGAACTCAACTTTAGTCCAACCGATGCCTCTTCTTACAAAGAAGAAGAGATGCTACTAGAAGATATCCGACGAGCTCACGGTATCTCTGATAACAACCAGAATGTTCCTACAGGTTCTACGGCTACTGAAGCTGCTATTATGAAGGAAACTGCCCAGAAGCGTATCAACCTTATCGCTATTCAGGCTGAGATGGATAATATTATCCGACAAGGTAGACTGAAGTGGAGCAATATCCAGTTCTTCTACCCTGCTGCTAGGGTGCTAAGACTAACTGGTGACAGTGAGGCTTTAGCCAAAAAAGTCTATCGAACTATTAAAGTCCAAGGTCATCAGTATTCTGTTAAACAGGAAAATGGTGGATATTCGCTAGACACTACCGAGATTGAGGGTAACAGCGGATTTGTCTTAGACCCAAAGATGGCTAGGTTCATGGAAGGCGACTTTGATGTTACTATGTCAGCTTCACCAGCTCCAGTCCTATCTAAGCCACTACAACAGGCCAAGATTACAGAGATGTTCGGCTTAATTGCTCTTAACCCAGTACTTCAAGCCACTATTGACCCTAATAAGGCAGTCCAAAGGTACTTGAAAGTTAATGATGAAGACCCTAAAGACTGGATGCGTGGCAAAGGTCTTACAGACGACCAATGGGCTCGTCTTGCAATCCAAGAGAATAATGTCATGGCTACTGGTATACCTCTGGTTCCTACTGATGGTGCTACCGAAGCTCATACGATGGAACACCTCCACTTTACAGAGACTCCAGCCTTCCATGCCCTACCACAGCCAGTACAGGCTAATATAGGTCAGCACATTATGGGTGAACATTCAGCTAGGGGAGGCGCAATGCCAACTCCAGGTGCAGCACCTGGCGGAGCACCAGGACCACAAGGAGGCCCAGGCTCTAATACCCCACCACAAGCACAGATGGCTGACCTACAACCGTCCACCCCTGCTGGCGCTAACGCTCAGAACGCCCAGTTAGACCAAACTAGGGCCTGACACTTGAGAAAAAACTATAATAACATAATAATAGGATAAGTATGGAAGCTGACGTATATAAAAAGCTAAGCACGGAACAAAAAGAAGCACTAGCAACTCTCTACGAGACCAAAGCAATGAGAACTATAGCAGAAGCTGGTGATATCTACCAACATATTAAGGCCGAGTGGGTAGTAACTACCTCAAGCGACTTTAGTAACGTTCTTGAAAATAGAGGTAATATCAAAGGGGCTAGATTTATCTATGACCTTAGCAGATATTGCAATATGAAAGAGAAAAAGGCTTAAATAAGCCATTCAATACGCTTGCCGAGTGTGTTGATAACTTATTTAACGAGGGAAACTCCTTACGGAGACCAGAAAGGTTCATATGGCAGACCAGGATACTACTGAAAAAATCGAAAATGACGAAAAAACTAATGTAGGAGTAGAAACTGAGCAATCAGAAGACGAAAATACAGAAGTAAATAGTCAAGAAGATTCTACAGACACTGGAGAAGAACAAAGTAAGGAAAAGACCGAGGACGACGAGTCGAAAGACAAAGACGAAACCAAGGAAGAGACCAAAGCTGAGTTCAAAAAAAGGTTCACACAACTGAAGGGGGAAACTCCTGAAGAGTACATCAAAAATCTAGAGGACGCATACGCTAACTCATCTACTGAGGGGCAGAAAAACGCTCAGACAGCTAAAGAAGCAACCGAGAGGTTCAATAAAATAGCTGCTTTGGTCGCAAATGACCCAGAATTTGCCGAGAAATTGGCTAATTCAACTGATGAAACTGTTGATTCACCTTTAATTGACCCTGCTACTAAGTGGGCTAAAGAACAGATGGAAAAAGAATATACAAAGGACTATAGTGCCTTTACAGATTTACATCCAGAGATGATAAGTGACCAAAAGCTACGTGACGAAGTGATATCTGAATTAGATGTTCTCGGAGCGGCCTATGAAGCTCGTGGTAAAACACTGACTATGGCAGAAGGTCTTAAAAAAGCCTGGAATAGCTTAGGATATAACGAAACCGATAGCAAAGATGATGTTGTGAACAAAACAAAAGAGCAAGCAAGTACTACGTCAACCCAGACCAGCAAGAAACCAGATACTAGTGGACAAAAATTCACCTCATCTCAAATTGCAATGGCCGAAAAAATGGGACTAACAGTAGAACAGCTCGCTAAATATAATAAATAAAGGACAAAAATATGCCACAATTAATTGGTTCCGTCGAAGGCGGATACAATGGTGTCACAAAAGAGTATCCTGTAGCTGACGGTGTTACCGTAACAGCTGGAGATTTTGTCTTCCTAACGGCTGGGCGTGTCACAAGCGCAGCAGTCCCAGGAGTCACACTACTCGGTATGGTAATCGGTGGTCAATCCAACGATTTTGCCAAAACAGCTTTCACTGCAGCTTTAACTGCGGTTGGAGACACGGCTGGAACTGTAAAGGTTCTAGTAGCTGTTGATGACGACAACAAATATGTTGTAGCAAATGATAACTTAGTTACTACATTCGCTGCTGCACATGTTGGAACTTGTTTCGACTTAATTGGTGCTACTGGCGCTCAATTGGTAGACACTAGCACTACTGCTGTTACAGGACAACTAGAATGTATCGAATTTGGTTACAAAGACGACAATACACTTGGTGTCTACATTATCAACGAACATAAATACAAGGTTAATGGATAGTATATGAGTACATTAAACGCACGACCCGAATGGCCTATGCTGATGGACCCATCTTTCCGTACTATTTTTCAAGAAACAACTAATGGTTTCCCAAGTTTAATTGGTCAAATCTTTAATATTCAGAAAAGTTCAAAAGCTTACGAGAAAGATACCTCAGTAACAGGTTCAGGCAAAATGAGCCGAAAACCAGAAGGTGATTCTATTTCATTTAGTTCACCTACCGCTGGTTACCCAGTAACTTACAACCACTTGACCTTCGGTGATGGTGAGATTGTAACCTACGAAATGTACCAGGACGATGAGTACAACATCATTAAAAAAGCTCCAGCTCGTCTAGCTGAGCACAAAAGTCTAACTAAAGAACAATACGGCGCAGACATCTTCAACCATGCCTTCACAGTTGGTGGAGGTGGCTCTGCTACCTTTACAGCTGGCGACACTGTTGCCTTAGTTAGTGCGACCCACCCACTCAAGAGTGGTGGTACTGCAAGCAACTACACGACTGCTGACCTCGCTGAGGATTCTCTCGAAGTCGCTCTCGTAGCAATGCGAGCAACAGTAGATAACAACGGCGAACTGATGATGGTTCGACCTGACACTCTATTGGTAGCACCTGCCCTTGAAAAAGAAGCACGTATTTTGCTCGAAAGCCAACTGCGGACAGGAACAGGCAACAACGATATTAACCCTTACAAGGGTAAATTGAACTTGGTGGTCTGGGATTTCCTTGGTTCAGCTGCTGGTGGTAGCGATACTGCATGGTTCGTAATTGACAGCAAAAAGAATGAACTCAACTGGTTCGACCGTGATGACCGTGGCCTCGAAGGTCCTGAATATGACTTCGATACTAAGTCAGCTAAGTGGTCAGTTGTAGCTCGTTGGTCTGCTGGATTTAGCGACTGGAGAGGTGTGTACGGCTCAAAGGGAGATAACTCTTAGTTATAACCCCTAGT